CACCCGATGCGTTGGGTTTATACACTTCTACTGCTGATGGTTTTTTGTTATCCCGTTTGTTTGCGTAGGACTTGGATGCATACGAACCTTTGGGGATTACAGGGTTTGCAAACTTGAGGCATTGAAGGGAATATGGCATAAGATAACTCCAATGAATGTTATGGATTTGATGTAGCACCGCCCGAAGGCGGTGCAGGGTGCTGAGATGATTAGGCGGCTTTTACAAACTCACGCTCTGCGTTGAAGCGGTCTTGTGCTTCTTGCAGATAATCATACAGGGGTGTGTTGAGAACCTTAACCGAACCATCACCAGATTTCTTGATAGCGGTTTCGATGCGTTTCATGAGGTTGTCAAACATAGTCTGAACATCATACTCAGATACAATGTTCTCAGCCTTAGCCGAAGCCCACGAAGTAGCGAGTAATGCAACCTCGTCAAAGGAATCAGTAGCCTTGTAGAAAGCAAACTTTTTCTCTTCTTTGATGTAGCAGAAATTACCATGCTTTTCGAGGAAAGCCACCAAACTAGAACGACGGACACCGCTAGGCAAAACATCAAACAACTTCTGCCCGTAGCGAATATCGCCGTGTTGGATTGAGTAGCCGATTGCATTTACTGCGGCAATTTGAATTTCAGACTGCAACTCACCAGCAGATTTGCCGATTTGTGCAATTTTGTCTTGCAACTCTTGAGCGTTTAATAGAGCCATGATTACTCCTAAAGTAAGTTAGTTAGTCAGAATCAAGCACACTACAAGTAATGCACTTGATAAAAACCCCTCTTGCGAGGGGAAACCCTTGAGTGTTATGGGTATCCGAGGTTTGACCTAGATACTTTGCACTCAAGGGCTAGGAATCTCATCATAACCCTGTGCCTGTGTCTACCATTGTTTTCGACACTTTGGGGGGATACACATATTACATGAGGCACTTCGGCTATCTCAGGTAATCCACCCAAATCTTGACATCTTGGTCAAGTGCGGTTCGCTCTGGTGTGTGTATGACTTCTACACTTTTGCACGGATACTCTCCCGCATGGTTTCGGCAAACCTATTGTGCTTACTAAGTATCAGAATGACTCAACATTCAGCACAGGCAACCTACCCGCCATAGTCTAAAGGATACTCAGGTATAGACCAACCCGTAGCGATGTTCTGCGATATAGGCACAACACTAAGTGATGCGACCTACACCATAGGCACAGGGCTAAGGGACTACCCCCCTGACCAGAGGGGGTGGGGGTGGGGGGCCATGCTTACGTATTGGCCGTAATGCGCCCGGTAAAAATATGACTATACACACGTTGTATGCTTTGTGATTCATAAATAAGTCCATAACCCACTTAAAGTCACTTCTATGTATCATTAGCGCAACAGTGAAGTACACTACCCACGGGTGGTCAAGCCGACAATCGAGGATGTGGCAAGTGGGGACTTTTTCGGCTTTCTTACTCACAGCTAGCAGCCCACCAAATCGACACCCACATAGGGTTTTTCCTATGTTGACAAGATACATACAACCCATTACATTCACGCCATGCCCTACAAAGATCCGAATGATCCGAGAAAGCTAGAAGCCCAGCGTCGGCACTACGAGGCCAATAAGCAAAAGGTCAAAGACGCTGTGGCAGCACGGCGAGCTAGAATCCGTAAGCAGTGGCGAGACTTCAAGAAAACCCTAGCATGCACCAACTGCGGTGAGAACCATCCAGCAGCATTAGACTTCCATCACGTCGTACGAGATCCATCAAACAAGAAAGTCTTCAAACTAGTTCATGACGGGATGCTTGCCCAGGCAATAAAAGAGATTCGGGAAAAATGTATCGTATTATGCGCAAACTGCCATAGAAAACACCACTATGCTGAACATCACGCCAAAAAACCCAAGTCAAAGAAGCGTTCAAAAAATAGTATTGACATTAGACACACATGATGTATTATTCACAACGGCGAAAGCAGATTCTACATATGGCCAAAAATGTATCCTTACCGGGGTGCAGTAGTGTAGCGAGTAGCCACCACAAAAGGAGAAAAGCATGATTACTGAGGCAATGAAAAAACTTATGGACTATTTTCGTCCTAAAACTACAGTGGCTAAACCCGTAGAACAAGTTAAGCCTGCTCGTCCCAAAAAAGAGGAGCGTAGGGCTATCGCAAAGCCAGCAGCGAAAAAAGTAGTAAAAAAGGCGGTTAAGAAATGAAACGACATAACTTTTTCTTACCCGAAAAGATTATGCAAGATCTAAAAGTCGTGGCAGAAAAGCGCCACACCACTGTATCTGAAATAATCCGACAAGCCTTAGTTGACTACTTAGATGGACGAAGAACTAATACCGACTCAGCCCCAACCGGCGCTTGATATACCCCAGGAGATGATCCTGGCCATGGCCATCGGGATGGAAGAGCCCGATCAGATAGCGTCACGCTATGGGTTTGAGGGTTTCGATTGGAAAAAGCTTCAAGCATGGAAGCCGTTTAATGATGCTGTTGCGAAGCAGAAGGCGGAGCTCGAGCAAAACGGAGTTACGTTTCGTATAAAAGCGAAGGCGTTGACTGAAGATGTGTTTGAGGATGCGTACAAAATAGCCCGTAGTAATGACGCGACACTGTTGCAGAAGCTTGAGTTTATTAAACTCGGTGCTAAACTTGGTGATATGGAACCGAAGGCTAGTGCGCAAGTTGCTAGTGGGCCAGGGTTTAGTATCACCATAAATATCACAGATCCTCCGAAAAAGGCTGAAGTTGTAGACGCAGAGCCGGTTGAAGAGATTAAATTCGAGCCGCCGAAACTAAATTTAAAGACTAAACCTCTCGAGGATAATGAGTAACCTTCAGTACACCCCACCGGCATCGGTTGCTGGCTTTTTGACATGTAATGCATTTATTTCTTTGATTGTTGGCCCGGTCGGTAGTACGAAAACCACGGCTGGTATAATGAAGATTGCTTACCATGCGTCGAAGATGGCGAAATGTAAGGACGGTATACGTCGAAGCCGTGCGATATGGGTGCGTAACACGCGAGAGCAGCTCAGAGATACGTCAATTCCTGATGTATTACGCTGGTATCCGGACGGCCAGGCGGGGACATATCTCAAGTCCGAATATAAATTTATTTTGAGGTTTGATGATGTTGAGTGTGAAATTCTTTTTCGTGGCCTCGATGACTCTAATGACGTTCGGCGCTTGCTTTCTTTACAAGCTAGCTTTGGTATCTTGGACGAATTTCGAGAAATTAACCCCGACATCTTTAACGCGCTTCAGGGCCGTCTTGGTCGTTTCCCTAGTAAGCTGGATAACGGCGTGGGTTGCGTCGATGATTTTGGTAAGTCTAATGCTCACATATGGGGGATGACAAACCCTCCGGATATGGATACGTTCTGGGAACAGTACTTATCTGACCCTCCACACAATGCAGAATGCTTTTTTCAGCCGAGCGGATTGTCACAAGAGGCTGATTGGCTTGAGTTTTTACCGGAGGGATACTATGAAAATTTGGCAGAGGGTAAGTCAGAGGATTGGGTTGATGTGTATATCAACGCGGAATTTGGTAAATCCTTATCAGGACAGCCTGTGTTTAGGGCTTTCGATCGGGATATGCATGTTTCTGAGAAGCCACTAAACTACATAAAGTTGTCAACCAATCCGCTAGTAATTGGAATGGACTTTGGTTTAACCCCCGCTTGCACAATATCGCAAGTTGACCCGCAGGGAAGATTTTTGACCTATGCAAACCTAGTATCTGACGGAATGGGGACTTTAAGATTTGTAAGAGAGAAGCTTAAACCCTTGTTATCAAACAAATTTCCAGGTATGCCAGTGCTAATTATTGGTGATCCAGCAGGGCAGCAAAGAGCGCAGACAGACGAAAGAAGTGTGTTTGACATCCTAAAAGCAGAGGGATTTAGGGTAATTCCGGCTAGGTCTAACAGCATAGTTGCACGTTTATCGGCAGTAGATGCGCTTTTGACGCGTATTGTTGACGGGAAACCGGCTATGTTGATTGATCCGGAGTGTAGAGAGCTAATTAACGCCCTAAGAGGTGGATATAGGTATAAAATAAAAAATAACGGCGATACTGATGACAAGCCGGAGAAAAACAGTTACTCTCATATTGCGGACGCATTTCAGTACGCATGTCTGCACGCAGACGGAAATATTACAGGTGATGTGTTAACCAGAAAAGCCAGACCAGTAGAAAAAACTACATTTGTTTGGGACTAGGGCTTGACAGATCAATAGTTTATGACTTATAAAGCAGGTATTGACATTTCGAAATAGTCTATGGATGCTGCGTTAAATATAACAAACGCGTCTGCCCCTGGTTATACAACCGTGGGTGGTATCGTTCCAATCAAATCAATCAAGCAGCTCCAAGAAGAGGAGCGCGCCGCCGCTGTCACTGCAAACTCTAGCCCAGTAGTACAAAATCTTGCTGCTTATATCAAGCAGAAGTGGATGTACGCTCGTATGGCTAAAGAGTACACAGTAGAACAGCAAATGCTTAAATGCGTGCGTCAACGCCGTGGTCAATATGATCCAGATAAGTTGGCTCAATTGCGTGAGCAAGGCAGTTCAACGATTTACATGATGCTGACATCAAATAAATGTCGTGCGGCTTCAAGTTGGCTGCGCGATGTTGTTATGTCAACTCCTGAAGAAAAACCATGGAGCTTGCGCCCAAGTCCTATTCCAGATATGGAACCAGACATTCTCCAAGACTTGATGATGCGCGCCCAGCAGAAACTAGAAATGATGTTGCGTTCCGGGATCAACCCCACTGATGTAGAAGTACGTCAGATGCTGCTTGACTTGAAAGATGAAGCATATCGCCAGCTCGGTGAGATTGCTGAAGAAACTGCCAAGCGCATGGAAAAGAAAATGCATCAGCAGATGATTGAAGGTCAGTGGACTACAGCGTTTGCTCAGTTTATCGATGACCTTGTTACCTTTCCATCTGCAATTTTAAAAGGCCCAGTCGTAAGAAATCGTCCTGAGTTAAAATGGGTAAAACTGCCGGACGGCAGCTATGACTTACAAGTTCAAAAAACTTTAGCGCTAGAGTGGGAACGGGTAAGCCCGTTTAATATGTATCCTGCTCCTGATGCTTCAACGATTAACGACGGATACTTACTTGAGAGACACAAATTATCACGGGCTGATTTACACGAGCTTATCGGAGTTGATGGCTATAGCGATGGAGCCATACGTCAAGTTCTGGAAGCTTATGGAAAGGGCGGCCTACGCGAATGGATCTATGTTGACCTTACTAGAGCAACAGCTGAAGGCAAGTCTACAACTGCTGCAGGTCAAAACCCATCGGAGTTAATTGATGCGCTGCAGTTCTGGGGATCGGTACAAGGGCGACTACTCATTGATTGGGGCATGTCTCCTGAGGAAGTACCCGACCCGATGGCTGAATACCCTATTGAGGCTTGGCTTATTGGTACTTGGATTATTAAAGCCGTTATTAACCCTGACCCCCTTGGCCGTAAGCCTTATTACAAAACATCTTATGAAGAAGTCCCAGGTGCGTTTTGGGGTAACTCTGTCGCCGACCTCTGTCGAGATGTTCAAGACGTATGTAACGCTGCTGCTCGTAGTCTTGTTAATAACATGTCTTTGGCATCTGGGCCTCAGGTTGTCTACAACATAGACCGCTTACCTGAAGGCGAAAATATTACTCAGTTGTACCCATGGAAGGTTTGGCAGGTAACTTCAGACCCCCTCGGTGCAAATCAAACACCAGTTACTTTCTATCAGCCAAGCTCGCAAGCCAATGAATTGATGATGGTTTATGAGCGCTTTGCTGTTTTAGCTGATGAGTACACCGGTATTCCACGTTATATGACTGGCGGAGCGCCAGCAGGCGGAGCAGGTCGTACTGCTTCTGGTATGAGCATGCTCATGACTAATGCCGGAAAATCAATCAAGCAGGTCATCGCTAATATCGACGAGCACGTTATTAAGCCATGTATTGACCGTTTGTACTACTACAACATGCGTTACTCGGATGATCCAGATCTCAAAGGTGACGTAGATATTGTTGCTCGTGGCGCGGCTTCGATCCTAGAAAAAGAGTCTGCACAACAGCGTCGTAACGAATTCCTCGGACTTGCACTTAATAGCCCAGTGGCTCAGCAGGTTGTTGGAATTGAAGGTATTGCCGAGTTACTACGCCAGACTGCTATGACTTTAGATATGAATGTTGATAAGATTGTTCCTTCAGTTGAGACAATGAAAGCTAAAGCAGCAGAGGCTGCACAACAGCAGCAAGCTATGATGGCGCAAGAAATGGCTCAACAAAACGGGCAAGCCCAAGCGGGCGGAACACCTCCAGCAGCACCAGGGGGTCAGAACTTGATGGATGGTTCACCGGTAGTAAACAGGTTTTCGCAGTAAAGGCTTGACAATTTAGTATATACGTTGTAAATAGTAACTAAATCAGACAGTTGTCTGATGACATAAAGGAGTTTTTATGAAAGCTATTTCCCCAATGGAAAAGCGCGGTGCTGAATATGCACAAGAGTCTGCAAAGACCGATGGCATGAGCAAAGGTGGTGCTGTTGGAGCCGGTGGTTCCGATGGTAACAATGATGCTTTAGGCAAACGCGGCGGTAGAGAGTACGCTCAAGAATCCGCAAAAACTGAAGGTCTCTGCAAGTAAGTAATGCAAAGACTTGATGAGCGTGTAGCTCGTTGTTTTCAACGGTTACAGGCAGAAGAATTTAGTCCGTTAGTTGAGTATTTAAGGGAGAGCCGGATCGGAACCCTAGAACAACTGGCAGAGACTGTACAACAAGAACATATTTATCGGCTCCAAGGTGAAGCCGGAGTATTGGCGGACTTACTCGCCCATATTAAAAACTCTAACGAGTTGGTCACCAAGTTAAGCGCTAACCGTAAGGGTTAGATTTAAAACCGTAGTAGCAGACCGTTATCGAGTTTGCGCAGACCGTTTAGGCGGAGCGCACGCGAGAGTCGGAGCTAAAGGAGATTGAAATGGCATTGCCAAAGGCAGTTCAACAACAAATTGAAGAAGCAGACCGTATTGTGGCTGACATAAACGGAGATAAGACCGGAGACACCTCGGAGACTGACCCGCCCACTGAACAATCAGATCTTAAGCAAGTCTTACAAGACCCACCTCAAGATCCGCCAGCAAGCGATCCGCCGCCTGACAATACCAGTTCTAAAGAGACTAAACAATCTGATGTTCCTGAAGAGACATGGGCCCAAAAGTACCATACTTTGAAAGGAATGTACGACGCTGAAGTACCACGTTTGTACAGCGATTTGCGTGAGATGAAAGCGCAGATTCAACAGTTAGTTGCTGATAAAGCCGCTGCTGAAGCTGTAGCAAAGACAGTACAAGAAGCGCCTACTAAGAGTGTAGAGTCTTTAATCACTGAACAAGACAGAGAAGCATTTGGCCCTGATTTAATTGATCTTATCGAGCGAGCAACAGACGCAAAAGTAGCGAACCTACGTGCAAAAGAAGCTGAGCTAATGAGTGAAATTAAAGAACTAAAAGGACAACTTGGTAATGTAACCGAACGTCAGGTTATGTCTGATAAGGACAGATTCCTGATGGGTCTAGGACAGCAGGTTCCAGACTGGGAGACTTTGAACGTAGATCAAGGTTTCTTGGGGTGGCTCCAGCAAGTAGATCCGGTGTACGGAGTACCTCGCCAAGCTGCGTTATCAACTGCTTATGAGGCATTAGATGTTATCCGAGTGGCTAATATCTTTAAGGCTTATAAACAGACGCTACCGCAAGTTCCAGCTCAAAGTAAGGCTAAACAAGAGCTTCAACGTCAAGTTGCGCCGACCCGTACTCGTTCGACGACGACGCCTGCTGATGGAGTAAACGACAAGATATTCACTAATCAGGATATTGAACAGTTTTACTCAGATTGGCGCCGAGGCTTCTACGATGAACAGGAAGCGGCAGAAATGGAAAAACAGATTCACGCCGCAGTCGCCGAGGGGCGAATTCGATAAGAACTAAACCCTGGGGTGAAAGCGGAAATTTAAATAGACACTAGAAAGGAAATTTAAATGTCTACAGTAACCCCAGCAGCAGCCTACCCCATTAATGCGGGTGGTTTTAATGCACCAAACGGACAGACCGCTTACGCAGGTACTGCCTATTCTGGTACTTTCATCCCAACCCTCTGGTCGGGTAAATTGGCACAGAAATTCTATGCCGCAACCGTTTTCGGCGAAATTGCTAACACCGACTGGCAAGGCGACATCACCGGAATGGGTGACTCTGTAATTATTAACACGATCCCAACGATCACCATTAATAACTACAGCATTGGTCAGAATCTCGCATATGAGATCCCTGCTCCTAGCACCATCACTCTTACCATCAACAAAGGTAAGTATTTTGGTGTAAACGTTAACAACGTTCTTGAGTTGCAAGCTAAGCCTAAGTTGATGGACGTATTCACCAACGACGCTGCTATGCAGATGAAGATTGCTGTTGATACCGATGTATTAGCTGGCACTTTTAACCAAGGTGCTGCTTATAACCAAGGTGCAACTGCTGGTAAGATCTCTGCATCGTTCAACTTAGGTACTGATGCTGCTCCTGTAAGTTTGACTGCTCTCAACATTCTTCAAAGCATTACCGCTTTGTCGAGCGTTTTGGACGAGGCAAACGTTCCTGAGACCGATCGTTGGTTAGTAATTAGCCCAACCGAGCGTCAGATCCTCATGCAGTCTAACTTGGCTCAAGCTCAGTTTATGGGTGATCCTTCTTCGATCCTCCGTAACGGTAAGATTGGTCAGATCGACCGCTTCACAGTATATGTTTCTAACCTGCTCCCACGTGCGGCTGCTGGTCAGAACTACACTGGTGGTGCTCAAGTTGGTGCTGCAAAGCGTCATGCAATCATGGCTGGTCATAAGTCTGCGATTACCTTCGCATCTCAGATCGCTAAGGTTGAGAGCTTACAGAACCCCAACGACTTCGGTACTTTGATTCGTGGCTTAAATGTCTACGGTTACAAAGTTGTTCAAGCCGATGGTTTGGCACTCTTGCAAGCAGCAGGTTAATAGCTGATG